ATAAAATATGGCATCAACATATACACCACTCGGTATAGAACTTCAGGCAACTGGTGAAAACGCCGGAACGTGGGGAACTAAAACTAATACAAACTTACAAATTTTTGAACAAATTGTTGGTGGATTCACACAACAATCAATAGCAGGTGGAGCACAAACCACAACTTTATCTGTATCTGATGGATCAACTGGAGCAACTTTATCTCACAGAATGATTGAGTTTACAGGTACGATTACAGGAAATCAAATCGTAACCATTCCATTAGACGTACAAACTTTTTATTATTTAAGAAATTCAACATCTGGAGCTTACACAGTTCAATTTAAATACGTGTCAGGATCTGGTGATTCTTTTACTTTCTCTGCAACAGACAAAGGTGATGCCGTTGTTTTTGCCACTGCGAGTGATGGAACAAATCCTAACATTCTTACTTTACCAGCTGGAACTGTTACCACAGCTGGGACGCAAACTTTAACAAACAAAACATTAACGTCTCCTATAATTGGAACTTCTATTTTAGATACAAATAGTAATGAAGTAGCTAAAATTACAGCTACGAGTTCAGCGGTTAATGAAGTTACTTTTGTAAATGCTGCTACAGGAAACAATCCATCAATCGACGCTTCAGGTGATGATTCAAATGTAGGTATCGCATTAAAAACAAAAGGGACTGGAGTAATTCAAGCAGAAGATTCAGGCGGAAACGTATCTGCAGTTAAGATAGCAGGTAAAGAGACTATTTGGGTACCTGCAGTAGCTATGTACCCTAACACTACTGCTGGAGCAGAAGCTGCACAAGTAGAGTTATCAAACGGCCCTGAAATTAAAGTTTTAGATTTCGACAAAGATTCAGATGAGAATGCTCAATTTGCTGTTGCATTTCCTAAGTCATGGAATGCAGGAACAGTAACTTTCCAAGCATTCTTTACAGCTACTTCAACAGATACAGGAACTGTGTCTTGGGACTTAGCGGGAGTTGCTTTAGCAGATAATGGTGATTTGAACACTGCTTTTGGAACAGCAGTTGCACCTACAGCAAAAGCACATAGTGGTACATCAAATGATTTAGACGTTACAGCAGAAAGTGGAGCAGTTACTATTGCGGGCTCACCTGGTGATGATGAGTACGTTTTCTTCCAAATAACTAGAGATGTGTCAGATGATACTTTAAATGCTGATGCAAGACTATTAGGAGTTAAATTATTCTTCACTACAGATTCTGCTAACGATCTATAAGAAGGAGAATAAATGGCAGGATTTGGCTATCAAATTTTAGGCTTCGGATCAGGTGGAGAAGCAACTAATCTAAGAATGCTCATTGTCGCTGGTGGCGGCGGTGGAGGATTTGGCTACTACGGCGGAGGCGGTGGAGCAGGAGGTTATAGAACTTCTTGTCAACCATTACCAGGAGCAGGAACTGTCATCACAGCAACAGTTGGTGGTGGCGGAAGCGGTAGCCCAGCACAAGGAACAAAAGGCTCTAACGGAGTAAATAGCTCAATCTCAGCTCCAGCAGGACTTACAACAATCACATCAGCCGGAGGCGGAGGTGGTGGTAGTAGAGGAAATCTTGATGGTTCAGACGGAGGTTCTGGAGGTGGTGGAGCTTGGGGTCAACCAGGAACAGGTGCAGCCGGATCAGGTAACGTACCTTCCGTAACTCCCTCTCAAGGAAATGATGCAGGATCAGGAATCGGTGCCGGAGGCGGAGGCGCTGGCGGCGTTGGAGGAGACGGTCATTCAGGATGTGGAGGTATCGGAGCACAAAACGATATTACAGGATCAAGCACATATTACGCTGGCGGTGGAGCAGGTGCCGGAGATAACACGGTGGGTATCGGAGGCCAAGGTGGTGGCGGAAACGGTGCTACTTGTGGAAGACCAGGTTTCTCAGGAATTGCAGCTACTGCTGGAACAGCAAACACAGGCGGTGGCGGAGGAGGAGGTTCAGGAAACTTCCCTTCAGTTGGTGGTCCATTAGCTCCTGGAAAAGCTGGCGGATCAGGTGTGGTTATTTTAAGATTACCAACTTCTAAATATTCAGGAACAACTTCAGGAAGTCCAACGGTTACAACATGTGGGGCTTGCACAATTATAAAATTTACAGGAACGGGAACTTTTACAGTATAAATTATGGCAGACTTTGCAAAATTAGATGAAAATAATGTAGTAACACAAGTTTTGATGGTTGCGGATGCCACTGCAACTAGCGAGGAGGCTGGTGTAAATTTTTTAAAAACAGTCTACAATGAACCAGATGCTGTTTGGAAACAAACATGGGAAGATGGCAGCCAAAGAAAAAATTTTGCTGGAATAGGTTTTACATATGATTCAAGCAAAGATGCTTTTATACCCCCACAACCCTATCCTTCATGGACATTAAACGATGATACTTGTGAATGGGATCCTCCTGTTCCTTATCCTAGTGATACGCCAGTAGATAGTGATGGAAATCCAGCAAATTATAAGTGGGACGAAGACTCACAATCATGGATTGTGGTTCCTTACCCTGCAGATCCTAGTTAATATCATTTACTTTTGTTTTAAATATGTTATGTAATCTTGTATGAAAGATTATAAACCTACATGGCAAGTCCACGGAATATTTCCTGAACCAATTTATTTATCTCATTTAAATAGGCCTTTTACAAAAAAAGAATTAAAATCTGTAGAGAGTCATAAAAAAGATTTAATTCAAAACGCTGGTAATAAAACCTCAAAGAACAAATACGTTTTAAATAAACCAGAAATGTCTAAATTAAAAAAAGATTTATTAAAACATATTAATTTATATTTAGAAAAAGTTATTGCTACAGAACATAAAGTTACTCTAAATATTACTCAATCGTGGTTAAATTATACAAATGAAAACCAGTATCATCATGAACACTCTCACTCTAATTCTTTTCTATCAGGCGTTCTTTATATGAAAGCTAATTCTGAAACAGACAGAATCTTTTTTCATAAAGATATGAGTAAAGGGACTTTAAGATTAAAACCTAAAACATTTAATTTATACAACTCCCCTGAGTGGTTTTTTCGTGTTGCTGAAAGTATGATTGTTTTGTTTCCATCGTATTTAGTTCATTCAGTGAAAACAAAAGATGATGATAGTGAAAGAGTGAGTTTAGCGTTTAATGTATATTTAAAAGGAAAAATAGGAAGCTACCATTCTATTACAGAATTAGTTTTATAAAATGATAAAGAAAAAGAAAGCTCTAGATAAAGACATTTTTAAAGTTTATCAAAATTTATTTATGTCAGACAATTTTCCTTGGTTTTATGGAAAATATCAAACCACAAAGGGCAAAGACTCTGGTTATATGTATCATGCTCTTTATAGAAATAATTTTGTAAACTCTAATTATTATAAAGACATGTTTCCTTTATTTGATGTGTTAAGACCCAAAGCGATAATAAATGTTAGAGCTAATTTAAGTTTAAATTATAAAAGTAGAAATTATTCTGAATGGCATACTGATCATTATTTTATTAAAAATCCTAGCCATAAGACTGCCATATTTTATTTAAATACTAATAATGGTTATACAGAGTTTAAGGATGGTGAGAAAGTAATGTCTGAAGAGAATAAATTAATTATATTTGATTGTAATAAAGAACACAGAGCTGTGTCTCAAACAGATAAAGATTTTAGAATTGTTTTAAATATAAATTACTATGAATAAAAATATTGAACATTACTGTCTTGTTATTAAGGGTGCCATTGATAAAAAAACATGTAAAGAAACAATAAACTTTTTAAAGAAAAGTAAATATCAAAAACATTTGTTTTACAGTAATACAGATGGATATCAAAAATTATCTAAACATAAAGAGTTAGAGATAACTTATGATCAAGCTCCAACCTATGATAAATTAATGCAGGCAGTTTATGATTGCCTTGTTCGATATGTTAATCATGTAAGACTTGAATTTAAAATACCTTATCTGAACGGTTGGCAAGGTTATTCTGGTATTAGATTTAATAGATACAAGAAAGGTCAACAAATGCATCAACATGTAGATTTTATAGAAACACTATTTGACGATAAAAGAGGTGTGCCTAAATTAAGCATAGTAGGAAATTTAAATGATGATTATAAAGGTGGTGAGTTTATAATGTACGAAGATAAAAATATTGAAATGCATACAGGAGATGTTATTATCTTTCCTTCTACTTTTTTATATCCACATAAAGTTAATGAAGTAAAAAAAGGAATAAGATATAGTTTTGTAAGTTGGGCTTGGTAATATGAATAATTTATTTAGAGAGGAATATTTTAAATCACCTATTTATTGGTTAGAAAAACCAGAGTGGGTTAAAGACTTAAACAAAGCATCAAACCCTTTTATCAAAGAAGCTAAGAAACATATAAGCAAAGATATTACAAAAAGAAATAAAAAATACGGTAACAAAAAAGATCATGGATTTGTTGCTCACTCAAAGCCATTAACAAACGCTAAAGGTTTTGAACAATTACAAAAATTTATTGTGAACACTGCGGAGAGTATTTTGCTTGACCAAGGATATAATTTAGAAAACCACATGTTAGCTATAAACGAGTTCTGGGTTCAAGAGTTTGCTAAAGCGGGTGGCGGGAATCATGACTTACACACACATTGGAATGGACACATATCTGGTTTTTATTTTTTAAAAGGATCCGAAAGAACATCTTTCCCTGTCTTTGAAGACCCAAGACCAGGAAGACTTATGAATCTATTGCATGAAAAAAACGTAGATAATTTGACTGACTCAAGTTCAAAAGTAAACTTCAAGGTAAAACCAGGTAAGATGATTTTCTTTAATTCTTATCTTCCACACAGATTCCCTGTAGATAATGGTTATGAACCTTTTAGATTTATTCACTGGAACATATCAGCAATACCAACTAGCCTTCTTTCAGGTGTCAAATAAATTAATTATAGAAGATAGTTTTATCACAGAGGATCAATCACAAAAGATTCACAAGACTCTTACGGATTGTTTTTTTCCTTGGTACTATCAAGAAAACACAGCACGTCTTAAACGAAAAGAATTTTACTTTCAATTTGCACATGTATTTTTTGAACACGATAAGATTAATAGTAATTATTTTGAGTTGTTAGATCCTATTTTAAGTAAAATTAAAATGAAGAAACTTAGAAGAATTAAAGCTAATTTAACAACCATGCATCATGAGGTAAAGCCGTTGAAAGCACACATAGATTATATGGATACATCAAAGAAAGCTAGAACAGGTATCTATTATGTTAATACTAACAATGGCTGCACCATATTTCCAAAAATTAAAAAAGAAATAAAGAGTGAGGCCAATAGGTTTGTGAGTTTCCCTGTAAATACTCAGCACACAGGCACCACTCACACCGACGAGAAAATAAGGCTAGTCATCAATTTTAACTACTTCATCTAAATGATTTGATATCAGATCTAGAATGGACTATATTTTTAGCCAAAAACTAGTATAATGATTTACTATGGCACTGAAAAAAGTACAATTTTTACCTGGATTCAATAAACAACTTACCGAAACTCAAGCTGAGGGGCAATGGGTAGACGGTGATAATGTTAGATTTAGATATGGCTCACCAGAAAAAATAGGTGGTTGGCAGCAACTAAGCAACGTTAAAATAACAGGTGCTGCTAGAGCTATGCATCATATTGTAAATAGTAGCGGTATAAAATATTCTATAATAGGAACTAACAGAATATTGTATGCTTATTCAGGTGGTGTATTTTATGATATACACCCGATTAGAGATACCACAACTTTAACTAACGCTTTTACCACAACTAACGGATCTCCAACTGTTACCATAACTTTTTCTTCAGGCCACAGTCTAAACCCTGGAGACATAATTTTATTAGATAATTTTACTGCTATTACAAATTCAAACTTTAGCGCTTCTGATTTTGACGACAAAAAATTTATGGTAACTAGCACACCGACTAACGTTACGCTAACTATAACAATGCCCTCAAATGAAACTGGTTCTGGTGCTACAACATCTGGAGGTATTAGAGTTCAGTCTTACTATCCTGTTGGACCCGCAGAGCAGCTACCAGGATTTGGTTGGGGCTTGGCTTCTTGGGGCGGTGAAGTATCAAACCCTCAAACAACAACTTTAAATGGAGCTCTACTAGATGATGCTAACGGAACAGGTGGATCAGGATCTTCAATTACGTTGACTAGTTCTACAGGTTTCCCGACAACAGGAACAAATTTTATAAAAGTAGGCACAGAAGAAATTTCTTATACTGGAGTATCAGGTAATGACTTAACTGGAATTACAAGAGCAGTTAGAGGAACAACAAGAGCTGCACATTCAGATGGAGCCACAGTAACAAATACATCTGACTTCGTAGCGTGGGGCGAGGCTGCATCAGGTGATTTAGTTATTGATCCAGGTCTTTGGTCTATTGATAACTTTGGTAATAAAATTATTGCTTTGATTCACAATAAACAAGTTTTTGAATGGAACGCAGATGCTGCAAATGCAAACGCAACGAGAGCAACAATTATATCCGGAGCTCCAACTGCATCTAGAGATATGATTGTATCTACACCTGATAGACACTTAGTATTCTTTGGCACGGAAACAACAATAGGAACACCAAGCACACAAGATCAAATGTTTATAAGATTCTCTGACCAAGAGAATATTAATTCATATACACCCACAGCAACTAACACAGCTGGTACTCAGAGACTTGCAGACGGATCTAGAATTATGGGAGCTGTTAGAGGTAGAGATGCAATCTACGTTTGGACCGACACTGCTTTATTTACACAAAGATTTATTGGTCCACCATTTACGTTTGGTTTTGCTCAAGTAGGAACTAACTGTGGACTGATAGGACAAAACGCAGCTGTTGAGGTAGATGGAGCTGCATATTGGTTTTCAGAAAATGGTTTCTTTAAATATGCTGGTGCTCTTCAAACCTTACCGTGTTTAGTAGAGGACTTTGTATTTGATGATTTAAATACTACAGCTAAT